GCGGATCGGCGGCCAGTTTGGCGCTGTGTCGAAGCACAAGGCCGAAGGCATGACGCCGGGCGCTTCGGACATCATCATTCCGGCGCGGGTGGCCTTTGTCTGCGAATTGAAACGCCGCGATCCGGCGCTTGGGAGGTGGCAGGATGGGCAGAAGGAATATCTTGCAGCATCGGCCAAGGCTGGGGCCTTTGCCTGTGTTGCGCTGGGCTGTGACGCGGCTTGGCAGGCTTTCGAGGCTTGGCTGGCGGCCAGCGATCTATCCTAGCTTGCGCCCGTAAAAGGCTTCCAGTTCGGAAAGCCTTTTTTGAATTGCAGCCTTGGCGCTTTCGTCAAGGCGGTTTTCTTTGTGCAGTTGCAGCATGTAGCCTTTAAGTTCCTGCACGCCGATAATCGTGGCTACCTTTTCGGCATGTGTTGGCTCTTGCCCACGCGCCGAAACGCGCAGGCAATGCCATTCTGCTTTGCTTCTCTCGAGCCTCAAAGAGCCTCGCCCCTCAAGCCGACCATCATCTTGGCCTGCATGTCGTTCTCCTTGTCAGCGATCTCGCCGCCGCAGGCCAGATAGCCGCAGCCGTCGATCCAGTTGTCCGCGTGGGCCGGGTTTGACTTGGCGCGGGCCAGCTTCAGCAGGGTCATCATCACGGCCACATCGTGGCTCTTTATGTTCCGCCCGAGGTGGGCCGACCAGTAAGCCGCGATCAGGCCGAAGTTAGCCTCCGCATCGCCGTGCGTGTCTGCGCGATCCTTGGTGATATATTCCTTGGCGGTGTCGAGGATGTCGGCCCGGTTCACTTGGACACCCATTCTTCTTCGAACCGCAAATCCTCAATGCCGGTTATGTCTGCCAAGCGGTGGCGGTAGACGGCGGACGGAACAACGCGGCCTGTCATCCAGCGGGACAGGCTGGATGATGCCACTGGCACTTTTCTTGCGAGCCAGCCAAGTTTGCGCCCGTCCTGCGCGCACCATAGCCGGATTTGAGTTTGAGCCATCATTGGCGTTCTCCTATGTTTCGGTGCCATCAGACCTAGAGGCGAAAATAATTAGCGTCAAGTGCATTTTTTCTGTTGCATAGGCCAACGCAGGCTGTATGGTGTCTGTACCAACTAGCAAACAAGGATGACCCAGATGACCACCTACGAACACAAAGCAGCGACCTTCAACGGCAACGTCGTCGTCGGCAAGGGCGCAACGCCTGACCAAGCCTACGAAGAAGCCCGCAAAGCCGCATACGCGCTTGGAAGCTGCATCCGCAAAACGATCAGCAAGCATGAGTGCGTTGCAAGCTATGCAGAAGGCAAGCGGGCTTTTACTTGGAAGTTCCCCCAGTGACCACCCAGCGGCCAGCCCTGCGGGGCTGGCATCCAGAAGGCCAACGCAAACAAGGAGACGACGAAATGACTGCTTACAGCCTCTACCACGGAGAGTTTTGGATTACTGATAGCGTGAATTTTGATTGGATCAAAAATAACGCCATGCCCTTTCACAAGTCGCGCTACGCGAAGGATGTGTTCATCCTTCCTCGCAATATCTAATCAACGCGCTCCGAAACCTGACCGTGACATTCAGATGACCCGCTACCGCTACGAAGAAGACTACGGCGATTGGCTTTATCACAAGCAACGCGACGATGAACTAGACTTGCTGGGCGTCATCGCCCGGCCAGCACCACGCCCCCAGCCAGCGGCCTACGCGCCGCCACAGTGGAAACCAACTTACCCCGGCGAACAGCCGCCTTTTTAATAGGAGACTAGCAACGTGTCAGACCCAACCATCCTCATCACGCTGGAGCAGGCCGAGGCGGCTCTGGAGTGCATCGACCGCGACATCGAGCGCAACTATACCGACGACCACCCGAACTACCACGACACTGGCGAGATCATGTTTCTGCTGCGCCGCGCTGAACTGCGCCTGCGCTTGGCTTCTGCCATCAACGCCAACAAGGAGATCAAATAATGCGTATCCGAGACGCCGCCGCCGACCTGATCGGGGCCATCGCAATCTTCGGCCTGCTCTACGCGGGCTTCCTCGTCGGCTTCGGGATGGGGTGGTGAGATGGCTGTTAGACTTGGAGCAATGGACACCCACATCGTGCTGACCGCGCTGTGGGATTACCGCGAGACGCTGACAAATATTCCCGGAGACCAGCCGACACAGCACATTCAGGTCAGAGACAAGATCGAGCGCGTAGACCGACTTATCAAGCACTACAGGAAATCATACTTCGCCTTGGACAGATTGGGGATCATGTGATGAGCAAGCAAGACCTACTCGCCTACATTGAACTGAAGAAACAGCAGATCGCCGATCTTGAGCGGCTGCACGGAACTGGTGTCAGATCCGCCGCTATCGGGGAGGACATCGGTATCCTGTGCTTCTACCTGCGCGACGCCGAGCAACAACTTGCAGAACTGGAAAAGAACAATGCTGCCGACTGAGATTATCATAACGAACAAGCTAGCCACTGGCACCACCTTCGCCGTGCTATCCAGCGACATGACGCAAAACGTGTTCATCCCGTCCAAGCTGGCGCTGGATGCCAGCCTGCGCCCCGGCCAGAAGATCATGGCGCAGATCGTCCCCAACATGAGCCAGCCGGAGAAGACGCCGTGGCTGGCGATCTCGCTGGAGGACGCAGGGCCGCTGCCCGAGCAGAAGCAAAGCCTGCGAGATACGCTGGGTGCCTTCATCTTGGGCAACCTGCAAGATGATGGCCGCGCCACCGTCGAAGAGATCGCCGAGGATATGAACATGGCTGACGAAAAGATCGCAGCCAAGCTGGCCGAGTTGGTCGCAGCAGGGCGTGTGGTGCGGCTGACCTGCTTCGATCTGCCGGAGGATGTGGCATGATGTTCTGGCGCAAGAAACAGGAAACCATGCCGCACCGCGACGTGCAGGCAGAGGCCGCACTGGCGATCAGCAACGCGGCATCCGTGCTGCCAGCCAAGCGGTTCATGGACCTCGTCTATTGGGCCATCATCAGCAACCGCCAGATCAGCGTCGAGGACATCGACGCGCTGGCCAACCGGTTGTCGCGGGCAGCTTGGGAACGGGGGCGGAGATGACCTGCCCACCCTGCAACAACAACTGCAACCAAGGCCGGGACTGCCCGGCGAGGAGGGGGAAATGACCAACACAAAAGACAACGGCGGGACTGCGTTTCCCGGCCCGTCATTCACAAGGGCAGGCCATCCGAACGGCCATAGCATGGGCATGTCATTGCGCGACTGGTTCGCGGGTCAGGCGCTGGCGGGTGCCCTAGATCGCTGGCTTGAAGTTCGAGGCAGCGACAAAGAGATTAGCGGCTGGGCTTATGAAATCGCCGACGCCATGCTGGAGGCCCGCAAATGACCACAGACATGACCAACAAATCCCTGACCGAGCAACTCAAGACCTGCCGCATGGCGCAGGCCGTTATGGACAACACCGTTGCTGATTTGAAGCGGGAGCGGGATACGCTGCGCTTGGTGATTGAGGCCAATATCGAAAAGCACCGCAGCCGCGCAGAAGCCGCAGAAGCCAAGCTGGCGACCTGCGAGAAATACCGTGGCGCCTATGCTGAGTGTGACGGGATTGGGACGCAGGCTGTTCGTGACCTTGAGGCCAAGCTGGCGAAGGTGGTGGAGGCGCTGTGGGAGTGGGACGACCTGATTAAGCATCAATACAGTGGATCGCGTGAGGCCATGTCGGATATGACTTACGCCGCACAGCATACAGCCGCCCTGCTGGCCGAGATTGAGGGAGAGAAGGAATGACTGACCAAGAATACACATGCGACCCCGGCTACTGCCAAAGTCTTGAACTGTATGACCACATCAAAGCCCTGACCGAGCAACTCGAAGCCGCCCGTGCTGACGCCAAGGAGGCCGAGGCTTATGCGGAGGAGTTGGAGCGTTACCTCAAGACCTGCCGCATGGCGCAGGCCGTGATGGACAACACCGTTGCTGAGTTGAAGCGGGAGCGGGATACGCTGCGCTTGGTGATTGAGGCCAATATCGAAAAGCACCGTAGCCGCGCCGAGGCAGCAGAAGCCAAGCTGGCGAAGGCGGTGGAGGCGCTGAGGGCCGTGGCACAGCATGAGGCCAGCATCTTCTTCGGTCTCGATGCCGAGAAGAACAGGCAGGCAAGCTGGCGTGGCGTGATGCGCAAGGTCAAAGCGGCACTGGCCGAGATTGAGGGGGAGAATGGATGACACGCACCCGGCACGACACATCTCCACAAGCGCAGGCGATCCGCGCCGCTGGCTTTGTCCGCGTGCCGGGTGGACTTTGGGCCACGCAGGAGCAACTCGATCTTATACTTTACATGCTCCAGCAAAACTTAGACACCATAAGCAAGATCAAGGACAGATACGAATGGCACCGCCTAGACGTCACATCACCCGCGACATGATCCAAGCCGCCAAAGATCGCGGATGGCATCTGACATTAACAGCCGAACACTACGGCATGCACAGATCAAGCATCGCAGCCGCCTGTGAGCGTTTCGGCATCGTGCTGCCGATGCACCCGTTCTCCCCGCAACGGGTCAGCCCAAAGAGCAAGGTGTGGATCGACATCGCTGACGGCGAGACAAAGCCCAAGGTTAAACTGTCAGCCAGCCCTGCGGCGGTCGAGCGCACCTTGCGGCGGCTTCAGAACGAAAAGCGGTTGCAGGCGTTAGGATGAGCCGCTAAAACGAATTGC